ATAGATATTCTCGAAGGCGCAACCCATTTTCATGCTAACAACATAAAACCTATCTGGGTTAGTACTGTCACTAAGATTGCGACTATTGAAGGTCACACATTCTATCGAATGAAATAAAAAGGAATTAATTATGGATTTAAAGATTTTGACGCAGAAGGAATTTGAATCTGAAATAAAACAGATCCAAAAAGATAAACATCCTATACCTCTTATTGATGCTATTCTAGAGTTTTGTGACAAAAAGAATATTGAGATTGAAACAGCAGCTTCATTGATTACGCCTAGAATGAAAACTGCACTTGAAGGCGAAGCTATGAAAGCTCGCATGATTACACCTAAGGCGCGTTTACCTGTAGAACTTGAGGACTAATATATGCAATGGAAAATTACACCGTCAACTAAAAAATCTGTTCTAGACAATACCTATTGGTCCAAAGGCGACATGCGAGTTTGCCAAGAAACTGGTTGGCGAACGGGCGAGTTTTTTGTAGAGCCTATGCCCGGCGTTACAATTGAAGAATATCTATCAGGTAAAGACGATGAAATTATTATAGATGAAGAATTTGATGTAATCGACTTCTCTACAACTGATGGTTGTTGGGTAGAGTACACATACTCAGATGATATGACAGACGAAGATATTGCAGCGTTTGAAGAATTGTTAGATGACGGTGGCGATTTAAATGATGACGGTTGGCAAATTATAGATTCAGAAACAATCATTCAAGGCGACATTGAGATTGAAGAGGTCAACGACTGATGAAAATGGATGCAATAGACGCATACAAATACTATTTGGGAATAAAGAACCATTTCACTAGAGATAGCTATGATTGGTTCAAATACAATAAAAAGGTCAATGTCACCTACGACTCTTTCATGAAGAGAAAAGACAAGTTATTTTTTGCTAGGCTTGGTAATAGAAAAGACGAATACTTAGAAGAATTTCTAGTAGCAAACTTTCTGATTGATGCTAAGATATGGGTAGGAGAACTCCTATCAGAGGAATGTGAAGAGCGATATAAAGATTGGAAGAAACGTCAAGAATCTTTGACGTATTTGTTCAAGAACGAAATAGACTTTCTATCAGGACTTACTCCTGAAGAACTAAATGAATTTTTTGAAACGAGAAGTGGAGATCATCCACGGATCATCAAGAAGTACTTGCGACATGAAATCAGCTTAGAGACACTATCTATTCTGAATTCTATCTTGCATTTTAACAAACGTTATGATACAATGGTTCACGATCCTATATACAGAGAGGTAAGCAAGCTATGCAAAAAATACCAGCCCTTTTTAAGGTACGATACGGTCAAGATGAAAAGCGCATTGCGCGAAGTAGTAATGAGTTAGTTCCAACAGCAAAAGCACCTCAGCAGCAAAGCAAGAAAAGGGTGTGTGTGCTATTGACTAATATGAAGAATTCTGATATACTATATACTAGTACATCATGAAGCAAGTGGATAAGAAAATATATTTAACATACAACATACAAGGAAATACATATGGCAACATCATTCGCAGATTTGAAAAAATCACGCAACAAAGACATGGAGACATTGACAGCACAAGTCTCTAAACTCAGCAGCAAAGACGGAGAAAAGAAATCGTATATCGATGACCGTTTTTGGAAACCTCTAGTAGATAAAGCAGGTAACGGATTCGCAGTAATTCGCTTTCTTCCTGCACCCGAAGGTGAAGACATGCCTTGGGTTCAAACATTCTCACACTCATTCCAAGGTCCTACTACAGGTCTATGGTACATCGAAAACTCTTTGACTACCCTCAACAAGAAGGATCCAGTTTCAGAGTTCAACACACTTCTGTGGAATACAGGCAGTGATGCAGACAAAGAAGTTGCACGTAAGCAAAAGCGTAAGCTTTCGTATATTGCAAACATCTATGTTGTAAGCGATCCAGCTAATCCAGACAATGACGGTAAAGTGTTCTTGTTCAAATTTGGTAAGAAGATTTTCGACAAGTTGAATGACTTGATGAATCCTGAGTTTCCAGATGAAGAGCCACGCAACCCGTTCGACCTATGGACAGGCGCTAACTTCAAGTTGAAGATTCGTAAAGTTGAAGGCTATCAGAACTACGACAAGTCGGAGTTTGATAAAGATGGTCCAGTTTCTGGAGATGAAGATCACATGGAACGTATTTGGAATTCTGAATACAAGCTTGGTGAATTCTTATCTGAATCCAACTTCAAGTCTTATGATGAGTTGAAGACTAAGTTGAACAAAGTTCTTGGCTTAGATGGATACGTTGAGCGTCCGGCTATTGCGCCAGCAACAAGCCGTGAGCAAGCACCAGCGCAAGAAGCATTCAAGCCTAAGGCTAAAACTGTTTCTCAAGTTGTTCAAGAAGATGATGATGACGGACTTAGCTACTTTGAAAAATTAGCTGAAGACTAAAATCTAGTCTCACTCAAACAAAAATGGAACCTCAAAGTTCCATTTTTTTTATCTATACAAATAGTTGTAGTTATATGTTGAAGAGATTGAACGTTCAGTACTGCCTAGAATAGGATGCGAATACGTATCTCTTACACCGCCTCCACCACCGCCTCCGCTGCCATTAATATTAGTTACTGAAGAATTGTCTACATAATTTGTAGTAGGGACAACTAGTTGTTCCGAAGTATTTCTTCTTTCTGCACCTATTGTTCCTGTTGGTGTGCCGACTGTAATTGGATTTACAGTAATCGGTGTGATAAAATTATTTGCATTTCCTCCCAGTACAGTCGTAAGTGTTGGACTTAAAGTATAGCCGCCCGCAGTCATTGAACCTGCAGCCAAAGCGCCGCCAGCTAAAACACTTGCACCAACGAGATTGCCGCGAAGCACCGAGTTCGCATTGCCAGCAGCTTCTAAAACTTTAGCATTAGCTATATTAGCAGCTAAATCTGCGTTTAATTGTTTTACATTTATTGCTGGGTTGTTTGCACCAGCTGCGCCAATAGCTACTGAATATAATGCATCTATACTTGTATTAAATGAATCTGCATTTTTTGTTAAATTTGCAAGAGTAGTGCCATAGGAGCTATCAAGACCGTAGGTTTTTACACCTTCCTGGGCTTCTACGATTCTATTAAAATAATTAGATTTTATTTTAGCAATTTGCTCTTTAGTAGTTGTAGCAGTTATTTCAGCATATTCTGCAGGCGTAAGCTCATATCTCTCATTAACAATCTTTTCATTCCACGTCTTAGGGCCAAAAATGCTCGAGCCGGGGTTTTCGGTACGGACGAGAACTTCGCGAGTTCCGTATGTTGCCTCTTTTGTCAATACTTTACTTAACTGCCCGACGGACAGGCCTGTATCCGTGGAAATCTTGGCTAGGCTTGTATTTGCTGCTGTTGATACAGCCGCACGTTGCTGTTCTGGCGTCATAAGGTTTTTATATATAGACGTTGTTGCTGCTTGATAACCAGCTATACCGGCATCTAGATTATTCTTGCCCGACGGATCAAACTTGTATAAAAATCTATTTTTAGATTCTGCGAGAAGAGATGCATCAAGCTCAGTATTTCCTACATAATTAGAGTAATCAGGAACTGTTGCATATTCTGCTGGAACAACGTGCCATTTTCTATTAATGCCAGTACCCTCCCAGCCGCTGTCACTATATCCATATTCGGCTCGCGTCATTATAGTCTTTTTGCCATAATATTGATCCCGGAATGATGGATTAGACGCAAATGCTGCGTTTCGCACTGCTGACAAATTTATCATTGATTCTGGATCAGGTGCGTTTATCAAAGACGTTCCTGAAATTCTATTTCCAGAAGAATCTGTCATAATACCATACATTGCTGGATTAGCACCTGCATCTAAACCTGTCGTATATGAATTTTTAAGAGTATATGGCGAAAATCCTAACATTTGATAACCAGCATCAAATGCTTGAGTAGATTTTGCTAAACGATTTAATGCATCAACAGGTTTTTCTCCTGCTTCAGTGAACTTTTCAAAGAATGGAAAAACACTAGTCAGCATATCGTTATTGAACGATTCTAGAGTATCCGATAAAACTTTTTGTTGATCTGCTAGACTTAAACCCAGCATGTCAATTTTAAACGACTTTTTAAAGCTGGCATAACTATCACTAGATATACCCAATATATCACTAGCTTTTGTTAAATCGATTAATTGATCATCAATCTTTTTCTGAAGAAATCGGTTCATTTCATTGTCGCCAAGAGCAAAACTAGATTCTGTATTTCTATCACTAGTAAACCAACCGCCAGCTTCATGAATATTTCGGTAGCCTCCAATCGTAGTACCACCACCTTTAGTAGTGCCAAGAGTACCTTGAATACCCATTGCAGTCAATTCGGGTGCGCCATGACCAAATGCTCTATTGAATAGTGCGCCAGCAGCGGACGCAATAAATCCTCCTGTGATATCAAAATATGAACCTATTGCAACAGCAGCATCTACAACATCTCTCATACCCGAATCCATCTGGTATCCACCAGAAAGAGCCTTCGACATTTGTACTGCACTATATGCATTTCCTATTGCGCCTGCATATGCTCCAAGTTGTCCCATAGTGGAACCGGAACTATTATACATGGCGACATTTTGTGCACCAGTCATACCTGGAGTAGATAATCCAATGCCGAATTCACCAAGACCTGTCGCAAATGTTCCTGCAGGCAACATACCTGATAGTCTTGATATACCACTTCGCGCTAACATTCCGGGTGACATATTGCCAAGTGTTTCTAACACTCCTGGACCGCCAGTTGTTAACATACTAGATATTGCAGCATTAATACCAGTCTGAGCATAAACGCCACCTAAAGTATTTTTATTCAATCCTAACTGTTTTCCTAAAAAACTTCCTGCTAAATTTGTCACAAAGCCTACGCCTGCTGCTTCACCACCTTTGCCGCCAGTCAGCATGTTGCCAAGTCTGCCCATGAAAGTACTACTTCCACCTCCCTCAATACCACTGCCAGTTCCACCAAAGCCCATACCAGCTCTCGCTGCAAAGCCTCCTATGCTGCCGCCGCTTGCTCCTCCATCACCCGTAATTGCGCCTACAATTGCGCTTACAATTCCACCACCGCCAGCAGCACCCGAACCACCACCGCCAGAGGTGATGCTGTTACTAAAGTTTCTGCCAGCTTCACCTACACCATAAACAAATTGTTTTGCCGCTTCAGCACTACCCGCTACTTGAATTTGTGCTTGTTGAATTGCTGCATTTTGAGTAATTTGGCCAGCATTTGTCGCAGACACTTCTCCAGCAGATACACCAGAAGCTGACGATCCCATCTTAAATAACGGAGAGAAAGGTGACGCAGTTATGCCTGCAATATTTTTAGACAATGAATCCAATCCAGCTTCATATCCAAATGCAGTTCTTAAATCTGTTGAAACGCCTGTCATTCCATACAATAAGTCTGACCAACCCATGCCGTCATTGCCAGCAGCAAAGTTGTTTAGTGAACGATTCATCTGATCGCCACTCATACCTAGCATAGGTGCTAATACACCACCAATTAATTGATTACCATAGCTTCCTGCAAGTTGCGTAAATATCGAACCTATGCCAGCACCAGTTTCTTTTCCAAAAATTTTAGTAGCCAAATCTTCCATAGGCTTAGACAAATACTTACTTGCAAGATTTCCGCCGACATTGCCAGCAGAAGTAGCGCCCATAGGAATTGCAGAGCCTAATTGACCTCTAATGTTATTTTCTAGAGTTTGTCTAAATTGTTTTTCTAGCGAGTCACGTTCATCTCTATATTTTTTATTTTCAGCATCCATCTTTTCACGATATGCTTGCTGAGCCTTCATCTCATCCAGTTGAGCTTGAGATAGAACAGGAGTTTGAATATTAGCTTCAGTAACTTGATCCTGTATTGCTTTTTGTACAGGATCCATAGCTCCCTGCGCAACAATTATAGGATCATCTTCTCTGCCAGTTGGCGCATCACTTGGAGAGTTTACATTACTATTACTTCTACGTCCTTCATTGCCATAATAATTACTATTCGTATCATTCACAGACGCAACAATTACAGGATCAGTTTTTGTGCCAGTTGGCGCATCACTTGGAGAGTTTACATTACTATTACGTCCTTCATTGCCATAATTAGAATAATTGCCGCTGCCGCCACTGCTTGATGATGCTCCAGATAATTGTGCCAATATACTAGCAGAGTTTGTTGCCATTGCAGCACGATTTTGACCAGTCTGATAAGGACTTGCTGGACGTTCTACGTATTCCGCAAATGAGCTAGTAGCAGCACCTAATGTATTAGCTGCTCTGAATTGTTCGCCTGCTTTACCTTTAGCTTCTTTAATAATTAATGCAATATTGTTATCAACATCTTTTAGATATTCTGGACTATAACCAGAACCGACACCGCCTTTAGTATTTAATTGAAATAATCCAAATGAAGCTTCTTTGCTGCTTATATTAGATGCATTAGGATTTAATCTAGATTCTGCATATGCATTAGCTACAGCCGCTTGTG